GCTTGAAACTCAGATATGCCTGAGCCACGCTGCAACTCTTGAAGCGACTGCCGCTGAGAAGCAAGCTGAGCCTGCTGCCCTTCACCCAGGGCACCAAGGCCCTGCTGATAAGCATCCTGAGAAGCCTGAAGGAAAGGCTCTTGAGAACCAACGGCCTCTCTTGCCATTTCAAAGGCTGCTTGTTGATCTGGGCTGAACCCAGCAATCTCCTGGGGAGTAACCAGGGGACGACCCTGCTCATCAAAGAAACTGCGCTCGGCAGCTTGCATTGCTCCAGGTATAAAACCGCCCTGGCCATCTAAACCATAAAGCATTTGCTGGACGATAGGGTCCATGCTAGTTTCAGTCTTGTTAATTGCAGCTACATAAGGAGAAGCTGCGCCACCTTCCTGAAACTTCTTAATCTGGGCTGGGGACATAATCATGCTGGCTCTCCTGCAAAATCTTTAAACAGCCTCATCATGTCATACATGAGCTTGGTGCCTTTATCTCGATCTTCTTTACCCAAAGGCTCTAGCGTAATAATGCCGCCGTCCTTCTTCATCTGAAACGCGCCAGCTCCACGCACAGCTTGACCGGTCATGACAAACTCGCCATCACTTAGCATAGCAGGAATATCGTCACTGACTTCTGTACCTGGGCCTTCAATGTCGCCAACCATACGCTCAAACTCTTCCATGGAAACATTGCCGCCATCAGCATAAGCCATGACTGGACCGCCATAGCGCATGCCTTCAGCGGGTGGTGGTGTTGGTCTGCCACCGCTCAAAGTTGGGAAGGTATTGGCTGGAAGTAGGCCAAACTCGGTTGGATTGGGCGCCTCATTGCCCATACGTCTTGCAATTTCTGCTTCAATGTTGTAGCGACCTGCTGCATTCATCGAAGTCATTGGGGTCTGTGCGACACCTTTAGCGTTCTTGGCTTCATCATACGCCAGCTTGCCCAGCAAACCAGCCAGGCCAAGAGCTGCAATGTCCTTGCCTCCAAACCCGCTTCCGCCGCTTCCGCCGCCGCTGATTGATTTAATGAAGTCGGGCGTTGGATTGCTTCCGCCAAACCCTAAGCTATCGCCTATGTTCTTTATATAGTCTGGCGTATCAAACGCCTCATCAATAAAGCTGCCATTGGTGAATGGGTTCAATGCCGACAATCCACTAGAGGCTGTACCTGCCTGCATTTGACCGCCTGGCACATTTAACATTGTTCCTGCAATAATCATGTTAGGGTCAGATATATGAGGATTGTTCGCCATCATCTCTTCGACTGAAACACCCATTTGAGCGGCAATCTGCGAGAGCGTATCTCCAGACTGGATCTCGTACTGCTGTGCAACACCCGCTGGCATTGCTCCGCCACCAAGGCCCGCTAAAGTTGTAAGGCTCTTGCCCATCACTCCGGTTGGTGCGCCAGGTAAAGAGCCTGGACGGAATACGGTAGACCCTGCTCCGCCAACCACTCCAGGAGTTAATGCTTCGCCAGAGTAACTTGCGGTCTTTAATAATCCAGGTATGCCCTTAGTGCCGCCCGCTCCGCCAAAGATGGTTTCCATTGGATTGGAAGCCAAACTTCCTATGCCACTACTTATGGCTGAACCGGTCCCGCTAAGACCTGCGCCAATGCCGCTCATAAAGCTGCCGCCACCGGCCTTGGTTATATTAGATATATTAGATCCAATACTGCCGCCTGTTGCTGCAGGACCTGCAACAGTTAAAAGGTTAAGCGGACTAATGTTACCCTTAGCTACGTCATAGACAGTGAATGCCTTGTTTGCCAATGCGGCGATAGGCTGCCAGGGACCAGGTATAAACTGAGCCACTTTAGCCAGGGGCTTAACGACTTTCTTAACAACCTTCTTAACACCCTTAGCTATCTTCTTAAAGAAGCCGAATTCTTCCAGGCCAGTAATTGGGTTTAATGAGGCAATGCCTAAACCAACAACAGCCTGGTGCGGGTCAATGTCTAATTCTTCAAACCGCTGCTGTACAGCACGCTCAAAGTTTTCATCCTCGAATGCTTCAGGGGGAAGAACCACCTCACCTGGTCGGAGGTGAGCCAGGGCAGTATCATCGCCACGACCTTCCGCAGCCAAAGCAATAGCCTGCTCAGCCATGGGAGCATTTGCTCCAACCATAGCGGCTTCAGCCAAGTGTTCGTAAGTTCTTCGTTCAGTGGGGTCGTCTGTCGCCTGGGCTTGCATCATCATCTCTTCGATGGCTGCTGCAATGTCGGCATTAGGATCTTGACTAGCTTCTTGTTCCATGACCGCTTCTTGGGCCTGGCTCATTAAGGCCATTTGCTCAGCGGATGGCACTGAGCCGCCCTCCTGCATCCTCATAACGGGCCCACCCATATTCATGGGCTGAGCCTCAAGGCTGGCAAATAACTGGTCTTCTAATTTCATATTCATGGCGTGTTCACCGTTACAGTTCCCAAGCCGGAATTTATTGCCTGACCAGCTGGATAGGTCTGGTGGGAATACAAGTCTCGCAAAGCATTTCCATCAAAAGCCTGGTGTATTTGGTTAGTTGTATTAAAGATTATAGCACCCGTTGCAAACTGAAGGGTACTAATTTGTGTTGAGTTAAAGTGTGGGGATATTGTAAAATCGACAGAACCGAGATTTATTTCTAACACTCGCACCAAACGGTTGAATGTTTCAACATCAACTTCCGAGCCAGTTCCGCCAATAGCCAGGGGTAGCCTGGTCTCCAGCAACCTACTCACGCTCGACGACCACTTGGTTGAATGTCAATCCTGGTCGAGCCCAGCCTCCACTTGTATCCAAGTTGATTGTTAGATGCAGAGTCGTCATCTGACTCAAACCTAAATACCAACTGCCGAGAGCGGCTTCTGACGTTATTGTATGTGGACGTTTCAGTAACCTGGGTGGTGGAATTAGTGGTTAAATCTTGACCAGGGTAGTCCCTGCTTTTCAACACTATATTCATTGCGGGATTATTGCTTGAGGTGCCATCACTAATGAAAGCAACGTCAGGTATGATCTGCTTCACAAAGGAGAAGTTCTCTCCGTCACCAATCGCGGTATCACCCGATTCCACAAACACATTGGTCATTGCTGTGTTGTTATCGTTATAGCCAGTCTCATGCTCAAACACCAGGCTCTGTCCATACCACTGCGCCGCAGACAAGGGAAGGTCTTCAATGCCTGCATCTAGCCAGGAGTATCTGACCAGGGAACCAATAGACCAGGTGTTCTCTTCGTAATTAAAAATAACGTACCTGCTGATCTCTCCAGTGCCATCTTCTTTTGATGGGTAGAAGAACCACATCTCACCAAACTCAGAGTTTAAACCCATGTGGCATTTAAACGCCTGCTCCAGGTCCAGGTCCTCAAATACATATTCCTGCACGCTGCAAGGCAGTTTCTTAACTGCACCTGTATATACATAGAATCCTGTCTTCGACGCAAAAAATACCCCACTCGGCGCATTTACTGCAGCCTTGGGTCCAATCAATCCTGCACCCTCATTGACCAGGTTGACCGCAAACGTCAATGGCGGCCCTATAAAGTTCATGCTGTACAGGCTAGTGTCAGTCCAGATAAGGATCTCCTGCCTGGACTTTAATCCGCCGACAATGAAGGAACCAGAGCTCAATCTCACATCACCTGCCGAGTTGGTTGGCAGGGGCTCAAACTCCAACTCATTCTCTGACGCAGAGAACGCCACTAACATGGGATCAATAACGCCGGTCCTGGTGCTGCCACTAACAGGATCGCAGCCAAGGACTACCAAGTGCCGGTCTGTCTCTGAGGTGATAACCTGCAGCCCAACAGTTGGAACCTGGTTAGCACCGCTGACAGTGGAAAGATTTTTCGCTTCAACGGTAACGCCGTTATTCTCTACCCAGCGGTATATGCCTGCGCCCCTGGGGTTTATTATTAAGTTCTCACCAAAGTTATCGTGCGTCCACAGTCTCAGCTGATTCACTGCAGATATGGCGTTAGCCGAACCATAGGCGCCATTGCCCCAGGTCCCGATACCCCAACCTGTGCTGGTTACATATGTATCCAAGCCCACGTTTATTTGATAGGTGCCCACGGTACTAGATCCGCCATTGCCAGAGTCACTGGCATTTGCTGTAACAGTAGTGCCGCTGGTATCTTTTGCGACTATCGTATAAGCGTTGGCGGTGGTTACCAGGGCGATCTGATATTCCTGGTTAAGAACGGCAGCAGTTACGTTGCCGCCTAAAGAGGCTGCGCCACTAAAGGTAACAAAGTCATTTGTCACCGCCCCGTGGGCAGTATCTGTAATGGTAATAGCAGAGGAGCCATTGGAGGCTGCGAAGGTTACATCACCGGCAGAAGTAACCAGGCGAATGGGGGTAACGTCATTGTAAGCGTCACCTTCTTCAATATAGTATTTCCAGGTGGTCCCTATTCCTAGGAACCTGGTGCCGCCCAGGGAGATCCAGCTATGCAGCGCACGGCCTAAACCAAGAAAGTAATTCTGGCCAAGCTGTTGCCAGCCGCCTACTTTCTCAACACGAGCCTTTCTAAATCGCACAAGATTGCCATCAACCCAGCCGCCTTGAGCGCTGTAGTCGGTGGCTTCTTTATTTATGCCAGGCTGAAACTCTATCTTTGATAGCGGCATCAGCTATCACGCTAGTCGAATGATCGCGCCTGTTGCTGTTGGCGTTGGGAAGACAACAGTAAAGTCTCCAGCAGTGGAGGTTTTATCTCCACCAAAGTCCACAGCACAAACAGCTTTATCTGATTGAGTATCGTTATAAATCAAGCAGCCCCTGGCGGTAATTGTGGCATTGCTAAAAGTGAGATCGTTAAAATCACACACGGCAGTAGTGCCTGTAGCGAATGGCGTTACGTTAGTAAGCGCAGATCCACCGGAGGAGTAGTTAGTCCCACTAGCCTGGCCTGTTGTAGTAAAGGCGGTTGTAGCCGCGCCCAGGTTAGCCGAAGAAGAGTATAGCGCTAACTTAAAACTGTTAGCCCCGTTAGTAAAATTGTGCGTACCCACAAGCAGCTCTTGCTTGAAAGACGTACATATTGCTGAAGATATAGCCATCGTCACAGCTCCTTTAAAAATTTGGCAACGTCACCGTGGCCAATTTCTTCTAGTTTATTGGACACTGTAACACGATCCGAAGCGATTGCGCTTCTCATGCCTGTTAATATTACATTATAAACTGCGTTTCGGAAAGCAAACGCCTGTTCTTTTATATGAGGAGACGCCTGCTCAGATATACCACAAATTCTATTTGTAGTCTGCTCAGCCCAAAACTCAGGGGCATGACCACGGTTGCTAGTCGTTTCAACCGTGATCTGCCCCATATTTAAACCAATGGTATCCTTAATCATCCTTTATATGGCTCCGGTGCTTTAGGCATTTCTATGGTTTCCAGGTCGTGCTTTTTAATCATGCCAGGCAGCATGGATCTTGGGCATAACACCCACTCTCCATCTGGGCTAGGCATAGCAACCATGGGATCATCCAGCCGGTGATAGCCGTACAGCCTTTCAGTAATAGGGACATTGCTATCCAGAAGCGTTGACCTGGGTGAGGCGCCTATAGCGATTCCCTCAGATATGCACTTAGATATCCAAAACTCCAGGCAGGCTCTTCCTGCCTCAGCAAAGTGAATGTTCTCTTTATAACTAAAGTCCATGCCAAATAGGTCCATCTGGCCAACCTTGTTCCACAAACCAAATGCAATGGCATAGGCAGCGGTGGTGTTCAAGTAGGCGCATTTTGCTGAGGTGGCTACTTCAGCTAAAGGATATTCAACAATGGCAGGTACTCTCTCGTCCAGGACGCAGGAGTAAATTGGCTTTGTCACTAAAGGTAACAGCTTACGCATTACATCAGTCTGATTGCCTGCATCCTCAGAATCCAGATACCTGGTAGGAGGATCCATCATAAAAACTCTATCATAATTAAATGCGGCTAAAGCTGAGTTAATAACCCAAACCTCATCCCATTCTTTAGAGTTCTCCAGGCCAATCACAAAATCAATCTGTGAAGCGCCTAGTCCGAGTATTGCAATTTTCTTACCTTTAAGTTCTTTTATTCTTTCCATTAAGTGACACCCGTGCGTAGTAAGTCATACCTATATTCATCCCTGGTCTCTCGGCCCTCACTCACATTCTTCATGCGAGCTAAGGCTTCTTTAAACCTGGTCTCAAAGGTGGCTACTACATCGGGAGTCTCTTTTAAGAAAACTGCTGCCTCAACTAAAGTACCGTACAACAACGCATCGCTATATTTCGTTGACAATATCGTAGTGCCTGATTCGGCACCTTGAGTCAAAGAAGCTGGCTTATACAAGTAGTGTAGCTCGATTGTATCTGCCGCATCAGGAACCGGTGAAAGTTCAAATGCGCTGTCATCAAACAGGCTGTAATACTTGGGCGTTCCAGTAACAGTTGAATTGGGGCTATACTCTTTAATAAATGACGGGTGCTTAAATAACAAATACGAATACACATTTGATTTAATAACCGCCAAAGAAAAAGGCGCGTAAAAGTCTGTAGGTGTAGCCAGGAAGCGGTTGTTCTGCGAGACCACCCCCTGGACGTTCTTGCGCTGCTCAGGCAGCTGAACCATAGAAAAAATTCGATCCTCAGACTCTCTGATAAATTCATCCAGGTTATCATTAAACGTGGTTTCATTTACCTGCAAATAGTCCTGAACCGTAGACTTCAAAGTCGCTAATGTAAAGCTCATGATGTAGTTACCTCCACAGATCCTACATTAGCACTTATTGCAAATGTTTGCAAAGTTGTACCTAAAATACCATCGCCCA